ACCGCCAGACGATTGACATCCGTCTCCGTATACTTAGGATAGTTGGCGTTTTTATAATCTTGAAAGCCCTTGACAGAATCCTTTGTAGGTAACGTAGAAGGAACGCCAGGCAAAGTCCCCATTATCATAGGCATCTGCTTATCAATATCAGTAAAGAAGCCCACGACCCACGTGCCTTCGACAACACCAAGGGGCGTCTGACCAACACCGCTGACAGTCGCACTCGTAATAGGATTCATAGGGTGTGCCCATGGTAGATCGGACGTAGGTAACTTGATGATGTCTTCCGTATGGTATCCCAGACATCTCACACGAACTCTTCCGAGATGTTTCGGGTCCTGCCGATCCTCGACTACCCCCACGAACCACGTGAAACCATCTTTACCCATAAAATTTTTCATAATACTTTATTCCTTTTTACCGATAACGAGCGGATTAAGTACACAAGGGAAACCGTTATAAACGTCTATTTCTCTAGCACTCGTATATCGTATGGTCTCCGTTCATTATCTACATTAGAATCATTATAACTTATATATTAGAACGATTATAATCTACGCCTCTATGTTATATTTCTCTTCCTTTTCATAGTCTTCGTAATGTTCACACTTATTACAGGTACAAATACCATACTCATCTGCATGAAGACCTATCGATATCTCATCACAATGACACTCATGGAAACAATGTTTACATTCTGCGACCTCTGTTAATAGTAATGGTTGCTCACTCATATATCTATTTATATCTCATTCGTTTGTATGATTGATGTATCTCTGTATACCTTTGGCGTGTGGTCGTATATAAACTTATCGTATATTAGAATACTTCCAAGTAGTACATTGATAACTATTAGAATCCAGACTATACGATTGAAGAACTTAGATGTCCCTTCGTCTATCTCTGGGTCTATACGTCTGTCTTTAATCATAAAAAAATCTTGTAAACTTCGTGGTTCTCTGAGAATCTAACCGTGTCGATTTGGCGTATCTGGTTCTTCTTTCTGATATGTATTACGATACCCTGGGTGATTAGGATTCTTCTCTATTTGAAAGTCGTTTGTTGTGAATCCTCGTTTAGTTGAATCTTTGGCTGCTTCAATTGCCATTGTGTATTTTGTGTCGTTGACTTGATGTCTTATCTTCGTAATAACGTATTTACCTGAATACTGAGGATCTTGTTTACCATCAGGATTCTTCTCATCTACTGATAATAGATTAAACTTGATAAGATCGCCAGGTTCTAGGTATGTTTGACCCTTAACGACCATGTGAAGTGCTGTACCATTTATGACTTGTGATCGTTGCGATACTTCTTCGGCTAACTTAGGACCGTCTTGTCTTACGTCTAATCCGTATCCTCCTGCGGCTGTATCATGTAGAAATTGTGTTGTGGATTGTAGTGAAACTCTTGATTCATTATATTGTGACATATTCTTACCATCTTCATCTACAACTGATCCTGAAATAGCATATCGTTCTCTTGTACTTTTTTCGTTTGCGACCTCTGTATGCACGGTGTTTGCATATTCATTATGATAGTTATAACTTGTTTCTTTATATGACTTATCAAATAGATTATGCGATATGACTTTGTGTCCGTATGTGCCTTGCAATGTATTTGCCGCTATATCATGGAAGTTATTCAGAAATCGATAAGACTCGACTGATTTATAGTCGTGATTTATCTTATCTTTTATACTTAGATCATCTACGTTCATTGGCATATAATAAAAATCTTGTTTAATCGGTCTATCATAACTACCTCTAACTGATACCATATTCTCCCAACTACGAAAATACAAACCTTTCGTTGTTTCATAGAAGTAATAACCAACACCATCTGACTTCTCAGGTAATGCCTTCTTCGCTATCATATTAATAGCATCAAAGGGACGCATATTCGGTATGACTACCTTGTCTGAGTTACCTGTAGGTTCAAAACTCATCTCTTTCTTAGTGTCAAGATAATCTTTATCCATCAATATCTTTAGAACTGTCGAATCATATCTGCCTGTATATGCTTGACTCACCTTTGTACGCAGGTTTCTCATAAACTCACGACTTGCAAAGTGCAATGTGTATAGTAATGTACCAGGCTTTAATTGTCTTCTATCTGTAATTTTGTAAACATGAAAAGGATGACCAGTTTCTACGCTAGCATCTATCATACTTCTCTTATCTACTGAACCAGGTGTTTTAAGTTTGAAAGATATACGCTCTGTGCCGTTAATTTCTAGTTTAGCAATAAGATTCTGTGCGTCTGCAATAACAATTGAACCTGTCAATGCGTTCTTGTATATAGATTCATAGACATTCAACTCAACCATAAGTTTTTTGATATCTACAACGTCACCCATGTGATTATGTAGAAATACATGATCTAAATTATAATCACCTGCGAACTCTATATGATCTTGATTTTTACCTGCCATAATATTACTACGATTGTATTAGTTTATCAAATTCTTCTAAGAAATCACTTAGAAATTCTTGATTCAATAATCTGATTGATCTGTTGTTGTCTTGTATTCTCTCCTCATATTCTCTATTTGATATGATAGAGGCATTAGGTGTATCTGAATTAACTTCAACTAAATGCGAATAGTCAGTAGGACCATTACTTGTTGTACGACCACTATCTCTTGGTATCTCATAATGATGTATTGCGTCAGGATTTGAGTACTTGTCTTCTAAAAATGCTTGAAACTGTACTCCATTCATCGGCCATTCGTAATATCTATCAGTCACGTTGTTTGTCATAAGAATAACCCAATGTAGTTGAGCATCACCAAACCACTTAAATGCTATATCTTCAGGTCTCTCACCATCTATAACATCATAGGTATCAAATATGAATTGACCTGACTTGATGGCATTTCTTTGCTTGACACGTCTTAGAATGTCTGGTAATAACTTATAGTTATCATCATTATTCATATCGTATATCATTAATGGAAATCTATCGAAATATGACATAATTAAAACCCTTCAGCAATTCTATCTTTTGTTAATAATTCTGTTTCTTTAAATGTTAATGCCATTGTAGTCTGCGTTGGTCCACCATCTTCAAATGACTTAACACCGTTAGGTGTATAGTTAACCTTACAATCTTGTAATACACAGGTCGCAATTCTATTATAGTAATTGTTCTCTGAAGCCGCACCGTCTTTTGATAAGAACATATAATGTATATCAAACTGTGATGGTAGTCCTAAATAACGATTTACGCCAGGTCTTAACTCAGGTGCCATGTGAAATCTGAATAGTTGTATGATCTTTTGCACTTCGTATGCCTCTTGTTGATTTCTAGGTGCAAATTTAAAATTGTATGTGAACGTTCTTAATTGCATTGCGTCAAACAATACTTCCATGTAAGGATTATCTGCTTCACCAAATGATTTCTTTGCTAATTTATCAGCACCCTCTGCACCAAATAATTCACCAACAGCACCGATTGCCTTAAATGTCATATCTTTTCCCACACCTTCAAGACTTGCCACTAAAGATTTAGTTATTGCCGATGCATCCCCACCTTTTGCATTAAAACCTGAAGCAACAAGAAATCCTGCAATACCTGTTGCTGAATCAGTATAACTAGCACTTGTAGAAGATTCTACACTAGCTGGTAAATACATTGAAACTGAGTCTGATATTCTTCTTGTATTATTGAATAAAGAACTTACACCTAGTTTCTTATCTCTCTTAACACTATCGGTGTTACCTGTTAAAGCAACTTCATCATAGATATTGACCTCTGTTTCTGGAAGAGTAGTACCATCTCTTGCAACTCTATCACCAACTGGTTTACCTGCTCTGATTGCTTTTAATTTTTGATATCTTACCTCTTTGTCATTGGCACCTTTTAGTGCTTTATTATGCACCGCTCTCATATCTCCATTAGGGTATTCGTATTTTGTTTTGTTCTGTACATTAACATAGAACAGCATATAATGACCGTTCTGAAAGTTATTCTGTACATCCATAGGATATGATAATGTTGAAAATGCTAGTGGGTCAATGTTTAATAAGCCTGTAGGACTTGGTTGTAAGTCTATATCTTGAACTTGTGAAGCAGGCGGTTTAGTTACACCTGTATTACCTTTACCACCGAAGACGTTGCTTTTTAATTTGTTTAATGCTTTAAATAGATTTGCCATTGTTTTCCTACTAAATAGTTATATTACTATTTATATGTTATGAATGAAAGATCACAAAAATACAAGGGTAAATTTACCCCTCAGAACCCCAGCAAATACATAGGCGATGGTGCCAATATAATATACCGTTCAATGTGGGAACGTAGGTGTATGAAATATTTTGACATCAATCCAAGTGTAGTCGGTTGGGCAAGTGAAGAAGTTGTCATACCT